TTGTGCATTTGCCGTGTATGTAGGCTTGTTAGATCCTCCATTTGGATTTGCATTATGGGCAGTAGAAGACTTGTCATCCCATTGAGTTATCAAGTCGCCATCAACTGGATTTGAAGGTTGATATTGGGTATTGTCCGATCCATCATACCAAATTTGTAGAGTCGGATCGCTTGGAGTTGGTGGCACTGGTGTTGGAGTTGGAGTAGGAGTGTCAGTTGGAGCCGGTGTTGGCGTATTTGTTGGAACTGGTGTAGCCGTTGCTGTAGGCGCTGGTGTATCGGTAGGTACCGGAGTCGGAGTTAACGTAGGTACTGGCGTTGCCGTAGGTGCTGGCGTTGGCGTCAATGTAGGTACTGGCGTTGCTGTTGGAACTGGTGTGGTAGTTCAATATGGGGATAGTGCTGTTATTGGTGGATATAATAACCAATCATTAGGTGGTAGAGGATTTGTTGCTGGTGGTTTCAATAACCAAGAGAGTGGTACAGGTTCTGTTATTCTTGGTGGTGAAAATAACAGATTGTATAGTGCTGGATGGGGTGGTATGTATTCCACTTATGGTTTATGTGTTGTGGACCTATACCCTGGTGAGTACTACTTGAAAATTTATGAACAAGTAAGTCCCACAAACCTAAATCCTTCGTTATCCCACGATGTGGTTAATGAAACAATAGTAAACGTTGTAGGAACAAATCAGAATGAACCCGTTACTTATGAGTCGGGAGATGATATATTTATCATATACAACGTTGATAATACACCTTAAATATGATTAAATTAGATACATTACAATTTGGAGACATTGATACCTCAACAAGATTTATTGAAAGAATAAACAGGGGGGATTTCTTTGTCCGTTGGGGATTGGATAACATGGAGATTGAAAGATGGTTGGACTATGTGGATTTCTCACCAATTCATAAAGCTTGTATTTCAAGTAAAGTTGATAACCTATCAGGTAGAGGGTTCAAAGTTGATTACCAAATCAATTCAAAGGAATCTCTAAATGATATCAACAAACAAATCTTTTGGGAGTTTTTGGTGAGTGGAAATTTGTTCCTTGAAATTTTATGGAAGAACGACAGGAAAGATGGAATTGCAGGTTTTCACGTAATACCTTCAAAGTATATGAGAGCAGGAGCACCTGAAGTAGGTGAGATTCGTTCCAACAAATGGTTGTATTGTGAAGACTGGGCTAACTACAGACAAAAATCTGTTGGTGTAATTGAGTTCCACGAATTTGACCCCAAAAATTTTGAGTCACGTCAGATTGTTCATATCCGTCAATATCAACCTGGTTATAGATTTTATGGTGTACCGACATATTTGAGTTCAATGTTGGATATTAGATTATCACACGCTATATCTGCATTTAATCTTAGCAACATCCTGAACGGAGCATCTCCATCCATGTTCGTACACTTCCCTATGGATGCACCTGACTCACAAAATGAACAGGAAGAAATCTTACGTAGATTAGAAGACCGTTACAGGGGAGCACATAACGCAGGACGTATTATAGTGTCCTACGGAGAAACAGCACCAAAGATTGAACAGATTACCCCAACAATGCAAACAGGTGGATACGCAGAGATATTCTCATTGGTTCGTGAAAACATTTTATCAGGACACCAAATCGTTGACCCAAGTTTAATTGGATTGCCATCACCAACAGGATTTTCATCTCAAGCTGACCAATTAAAAACAGCTTATCAACTATTTATGAATCAGACGATAATCCCAATGCAGGACTTTATTATCCGTGAGCTGAGACCTTTAATTCAGTTGATTTACCCCAATCAAGAAATAACCTTAGAAATAGAACAAAACCAAATTATTAAAGATGAACTATAATGTGTTACTAATATCGGAACAGGAGCTAAAAAATAACACGCCAATCACGGAAAACGTTGATACTTCCGAATTGCGATTCAGCATTCAGCAGAGTCAACAAATCTTCCTGCAGGAGACGTTGGGAACGAATCTCTACGAATTTATTTTGGATTTGGTGGAGACCAATCAAATCATTGACCCTCAATATTTCAGATACAAAGACCTGATTAGAAACTTTATTAGACCGATGTTGATTAGTTATAGTTACTATCTCGCTCTTGATAATTTTTATATCAAGTTCGTTAACGTTGGTTTACAACAGTTCAGGTCAGAACAATCAAATCCTATTGACCTTAAGACGTTACAATACCTTAAGAACAATGCAAGGGATAACGCTCAATTCAATGACAACCTTCTTCGTAGACACTTGGTCTTTAATAACCAATGGTATCCTCAGTACACGTTAACTGAGAACAACGGACAATTGATTCCTGAGTTTCAGGGAGCTTTCAAAACTCCAATTACATTACCTGGTGGTAACCAAATTTTGGGTAACTATGGTATTCGTGGTGGAGGTCTTTTGGGATGTTCAATACCTTGGTGGTATGGGGGACGTAGGTCAGGTGAATAATTACCTGACCCTTCCACAAATCTTTTGTAGTTCAGTCACAATCTGTTGACCCTTCTTAATCTTCTTTTTGTTTACAACGATATCATCAGAGGTGGTTTCGGTCTTACGTCCAAAGTATCCAAAGACAATTCTGTCAGGTTCTTCCAACGTGATTGACCCAACGTATTTACCATTGACGTAAATGTCTTTTGAATAACCTTTGATTTCAAATATTTCGTTTTTCATACTTCAAAGATAGTATCAAATTCTGTATCCTCCAAATAAAGTGTAAAATCAACGTAAACATTTTCATCGTCATCGTGAATATTCCAAGTCCTGATTACATATTCACGACCATCTTCTGTTGTAATGAAGATACGTCTTGTGAAATCTGATTCTTCATCCCATTCAAATATTGTTAACGGGATTTGTTTTTCAGTGAAAATCTTTTCAATTAAGACAAGACAGAAATGACGATAAGAACTAAATTCGTTTGGTAGTATGATGTTTTCCATAGTTCAAATATACAACTTATTTTTTAATTATTTTCTTCCAATATGTATTCAAAGGTATAAGTTGACCTAAAACCTGCTGAAAATCTCCCTTTGATTGTATCACCCAAATAAGTATCCTTGTTATCCTTTTTGTGAACAAAGGTCCAATTTGGTGTTCTCAATCGTTGATATATTAACGATGGATGAGCTGTTGTAGCTCTGAATCTCAATCCTTTTGATACGTAATAATTCCCAACCCAAGATGATAGTAAGATACCCAAACCTAATCCCTGAAATTGTGGTAGGATAACCAACCTGTGTCCTCGTTTCATATTCTTAATTTTTGGATGTGGGAAATGAATACAAGCGTAAAACCCTGCTAAGTGACCATCAATAAACAAGACAAATTTCTCAGCTGATGGATTCATGGAATGGTTTAGATAGTGATACTTCCCAAAAATGTTCCAGAGTTCTTTATCCTTTGACTTGTAGATATCAATTCTGTGATGGACTTTTTTTTTTCAGGTATCGTAAACGACATCGTGTTTGTATCAAAAATCCAATCAGGATTCATAACCTCAATGATATCTCGGTGACACGTAACCCCAACAAATTTCTTGTTATCTTTTTTGATTCTGTTTGATAACATTTCAGAACCGTATAATGCTGTTGTTCTATCAACGACTGATGTGTATTCATCAAATACAATAATCTCTCTGTCCTGTAACAAAGACATTGCTAATTCAATCCTCATCTGTTCACCCATTGATAGGACCGAATATGGTTTTAACCACGATGGAGGTGATGCAAATCCCACAGATACAATCGTTTTGGTAATCTCATCAATTGTCTTGTCTTCAGGAAAATCGTCAATTACAGAAGGTTTGGTGAACTCCATCTTGTGGTTAAGATGTTCTGAGAACAGTTCTCTCATCAGGGTTGTTTTTCCTGTTCCACTATCACCAACAATCAATCCAACATTCCAATCAAAATCAAGATTGATTTCACCTTCAAATACTTCGGTGATATTGTTTGACTGTAGGTCAAAGGATTTCTTAACTATATCAACCCTCTCTGTTGATTCAGCTAAATGACTTTTTTCTATTCTAAATTTTTTCATATTACAAAGATAGTGAATAACCTGAATAAAGCAATGATATCCTCCACTCAGGTTATTTTTTTTTTATTTCCTTACAACCACATTACATTTGAACAATTTACCTGATGATGTTAACTTACTAACCTGTTCTTGTTGTACAGACAACTTAACAAGGGAGTTTAATCTTACAACATCCCATTTGATAAGGTCATACACCAATTGAACGTCAACCACCGTATTTTCACCTGTAATGGACGAATTGGTGTGTAACCTACAATTCCATCCTGTTAACATTTTTCCGTCCGTATAATCCTTCCAAATCATTACGGGTTCACTAACAATCTGTCCAAACAGATATACTTCTTCTTTTTCTAACGTATTCATATTTTATC